CTAGAAGTAACAACTGGTCAATTCTCTGGATCTGGATCTGTTATTTCAGTAACTCCTGCTCCAGACAGCAACTTAGAATACACTTTCTCCTTTAGTCAAGTTCAATACTTGGATCGTATTGATGGTATTTTCTTAAATAAAAAAGGAGAGTTTTTTGTTAAGGAAGGAAACTCTTCGCTAAATCCATCAAAACCAGACACAGTTGATGATGCAGTTGCATTATTCTATGTTTATATTCCTGCATATACAAAAACAAGTAATGATGTAAGAATTACACCAGTTGATAATCGTAGATATACAATGCGCGATATCGGAAAACTGGAAAAGCGTATTGAGCGTCTAGAATACTATACAACCTTAAGTATTCTAGAACAGCAAGCATTGAATATGCAAGTCAAGGATGAAATTGGTCTTGATAGATTTAAGAGTGGATTCTTTGTAGATAATTTCGAGTCGCATAAAATTGGCAATTTAACATCTTTAGATTACAGGTGTGCAATTGATAGCCAACAGTCTGTCTTAAGACCACAGGCAAAAGAAGACTCTGTTAATTTAAAAGAAGTTAATACTAGAGAAGATCAACGTGCTGTTTCTGGATATAAAAAATCTGGTGATATCATTACGCTTCCATATACAGATTTGGAATTATTTGGTAATAGTTTTGCATCAAAAGTTATTAACCCAAATCCATTTGTTGTTATTCAATATGTTGGAGATGTTTCAATTTCTCCAAATATTGATCATTGGTATGATCAAAATATAGATCCAATTGTTGTTGATACTAATACTAGTATTTTCAATATCTTCTTAGCTAAGGATGACTCAAAGGAGAGTTTCTCTAGTTTGCACAATTCATTCTTAGTAAATTGGGTTGGAACATCGCCAGCATTCACTTCTATCAACTCTTTAGGAGAGGTTAATACCCAACAAGCAACATCAACAGTTACTTCTGCCTCTGTTGCAAGTTCTTCTAATATTAGTCCTCAAAACAATGATATTGGAAAGGGCGTGCAAACAAAATCCGTAAAAGGAAATTTGGTATCATCTGCTTTGTCATTCTTTGCAAGAAGTATTCCAGTAAAATATGTTATTCGTAGGTTAAAACCAAATACAGTTGTGAATGTATTCCTTGAAGGAAGAAATGTAAATCGTTGGGCTAATCCAGACTTAAGATTTACAGGAGTTGCTGGTAACTCATTATCTTCATTTAACGGCAAAATTGTTACAGATGAAAATGGAAACGCCAGTGGTATTATTCTAATTCCAGCTGGAGTTCCTCCAAGAGAAAATGCAATTTGGACTGGAGATGTAAATACCGTTGATTACGATTCATCTGGGGACGAAGTAAGATTAACAACAGGTGTTCTTACATTTAGATTTACTTCAAGTTCAACTGATGACGCAAAAGAATCTGTTGATACATATGCCGAAGTAAAATACTATGCTACTGGAATATTGCCAGAAAATCCTGGAAGTATTGTTTCCACAAGACCAGCATATTTTAAATCAAATGAAGGTGTTCAAATTGTTGATAACAATACCGATAACCCACTAAGACCAAATCCATTAGCACAAACCTTCAAGATAGAAAATTATGATGGTGGTTTGTTTGTAACTGGAGTTGATCTCTTCTTTTCCAAGAAGAGCACAAATGTGCCAATAAAAGTTTATATTACAGATGTTGTCTCTGGAAAACCAGGAAAGAACGTTGTTCCTGGAACAGAAAAGGTATTAAATCCAAATACTTATTTAAAGTGCTATGCAAATGGTAATGTATCAGTAACTAAAGGAGAATCTGTAACTGGTGCAAGTTCTTCTGCTAGTGGTCCAATACTAAAAATTATTGATAAAAATGGAGTGGAAGTTGTTGCTTCAACTTCTGGAACTTATTCATTAACAAATGAACAGGTTTATACTCTCGTTCTAGGTAATCACAATGGTAAGTCATTTAAACAAAACGAAGATCTAATTATTCCTTCAGTAACTCTAGCAAATGCTACTAATGCATCTCAGCTGAAATTAACTATTGCTAAAGATAGTGGAAAATTATCGGATATTAGAATCAAGAGCACTGGACAAAATTATGACAGTGCAATCTTAACGATCGAAAGTCCTCAACTTCCTGGTGGTTCTGTAGCAACTGCTCGTATCGAGGTTTCTGGTGGTAAAATATACAATGCAGAGATTTCTCTTCCTGGATTTGGATACACAGAAGCACCATCAGTAGTTGTAAAAGGTGTAGGTAACGGAGCTGGCGGTTGTGAGATCGAAACGTTCATTGAGATTGATACTCCTGCCGTTCAAATGGGTGTCGCTATTGATACCGATGGGGTTACAAAATCAACTGTTCCAACAAAATTTGTATTTGATTATCCAATCTATCTACAGAATGATACAGAATATGCTCTTGCATTAGAGACAGATTCGGTTGATTATGAAGTATGGGCATCACGTCTTGGAGATATTGATATTGCAACTAGCACAGTAATTACCACTCAACCATCTCTTGGATCTGTTTATAGATCACAGAACATTGATAACTGGTCGGAAGATATTTTTGAAGATCTAAAGTTCAAAATGTATCGAGCAGAATTTAATATTACACGACCAGCAGAACTTTTATTGACAAATAGAAATCTTGGATATGAGTTATTAAATTCAAATCCATTTGAAACAAATGCAAGTTCAAATACAAATGCTACTTCAAAGTTATTTAAAAATAATAACAGCATTATTAAGGTCAATCATAGAGATAATGGATTTGAAGATTCTGGAAAGTCATATGTATTCTATAGATCTGCTCAAGAAACATCTGGTATAACAGCAGATATTTTAAATAATACACTATTTAAAATTAGCAACTCTGGTATCGATACTTACAACATTACCTCTCTATCGAAAGCAGCTGGAAATGCTTTGGGTGGAGGATCAAGTGTCTATGCAACTTACAATAGAAAATTTGAAGTTCTTTATCCACAAGTTCATTATCTAACAGTTACTGGAACTACTCTTGAAACTTTTGTAAAAACCACAAACATTATCCCAGTAGATTCAAGTACAACAAATTATGTTTCATATTCACAAACAGATTTTGAAAAAACATTCTTGAATGAATCACATTATTTCACAAATCAAAAGGTTATTGCTTCTCAAATTAATGAAACTCTCAATAATTTAGATAGATCAATGACCTATAAAATGATTTTACAATCATCAAAATCTTATCTATCGCCAGTTATTGATCTGTCTAATGCTTCCGTGAAACTCAAAACAAATAGAGTTGAAAATGCATCTGGTTCGGAAAATAGATTTGGTAGAAGAGATCAAATCATTGAGTTCTACCCCATCTACAAATTTGGTTTAACTGGTAATGCAGGAACGCAGATCCAATCGAATCAAACAATTACGGGAAAAACAACAAAAGCAACTGGAACTGTCGCCAGAGTTGATGGTTCTAATGTGTGGGTTCGTGTAAAAACAACACAGTTTTTCCAACAAGGAGAAGGTGTAAATCTCGGTAATCAATCTACTTTAACAAATGTTACCATTGATTCAAATCCAGCTCAAATTTTTGTTTCTATTGCAGATTCTTCGACAATAGTTGCTCGCAATCCATCCAGCATTCTATTGACCTATGATAATATTATTACTGGAAAGACTGTTATTTGGAACAATAAAACCCAGCAGTTATTTGTCCGCAATGACATTCAACCAATCTCAAATGATTTTACTTCTAGAATAGTCGATGGAGATCAATTTGCTAGAAATTCTGTGGTAGCAGATCAAATAGCGGATATCTTTAGAGTTGGAGATTTTGTAAAATATCCATCACAACCAGATACAGAAGCTTCATTCCTAGAAATAGGAAAAGTAACGTATGCTAACGGAATAGATTTTGTTTCTGATAATACATCTAAGAATAGTTCTTCGGTTGCCAAATATGTAACTAAAGAAGTTTCTATCAGTAATCCAGCTTCTTCTATTGACGTTCGTTTAACAGCTAACGTTAAAGATGTTCAAAATATTCAGGTTCTTTACAGATACAAAAAGGCATCGAGTCAAGAAAACTTTGAAGATATTGATTGGATTTACTTCAATGCAGATGGAGAACCAGATACATTAGAAATTGCAACAAGCGAAAATACAATTGCTTCTACAACAGAAAAACAGTCTTCTTATCAAGAATTCAAGTATAGTGTTGCAAATCTTCCAGAATTTTCATCTTTTGGAATTAAAATTGTGATGAAGTCTGTTGATCCAGCATACGTTCCCAAGATTCAAGACATTCGTGCTGTAGCTTCTTTTTAATTTCCGCATATGGATTATATAAAAGTTGCTGGGCATGATGGTCTTGTAAGAGATGAAAACACAGGTGCCATCTTGAATTTAGACGATTCTGCTATAGAAGCAAGGCGTAAATCAAAACACCTCGGTTCCGCATTAGAAGACATAAATATGTTGAAGAATGAAGTTTCCGAGATCAAAACTTTACTTAGAGAGTTAATCAAAAATGCCAGCAATTCAAGTCGCTAGAACTGATACCTTTGAGCAGCAAAGGCAGAAGATTAATCAGATAGGATCTGCACTTTTTAATATTTCTGCTGGTGGAACTGATTTATCTACGGGTAATTTAAAACTTGGTAATGGTCTTGTTGATGCCCCTTCTCTATCGTTCATAACTGATGGAGAACTTGGACTATTTAAAGTAGAACAAGGAACCCTCGGATTTGTTAGTTCATCTAAAAAAATATTTGAATATAATGCTTCTGGAAGTTACTTTTTTAGAGATTTTACAATCCAGAAAAAAGAAATTGATGTTGTATCAATCCAAGATGAAGGGCAAAATTATGATGCTGGAACATATACTAATATTCCAACTCTTGGAGGAGCTGGAGCTGGTGCAACATTAGATATTACTGTTTCTGCCTACAGTGGTGTAACAGCACCAGGATCTGGATATACATATCCATCTAGTGGAGGAGGAGCAACCCCAGGCGGTGGTGGGGGAGGAGGAACCCAACAATTTTCTGCTGTTCCTCTAACTGGAGGAAGCGGAACAGGAGCAATCGCAAATTTAAGCTTTTCGGAAGGTGGTTTTTCTGCAACAAATTTTACTACTTATGGAACTGGATATATTGTTGGAGATGTACTACTTCTTCCACCATCTCAAAACAATAAAACTGTAACTATTACAGAAAATCAAACGTCAGTAACCGTAGCATCTACGACTGGATTATTTGTCGGAATGATCCTCACCAAGGTTAGTGGCACACCATCTTTAGTTCCTCCAAATGATTTAGGCGGAAGTCCACTTCCATTGACAATTTCATCAATTGTAAATGAAACTACCATCCAAACTAATGGTCAAGGATCTGCAAATGGAAATGCTGTCTATAATTTTACTGTTCCATGGGGATCTGGATCTGGATATAACTATACTATTAACAAACTAGGTATTATAACTGCTGTAGATATTAATTCAGTCGGAAATGGATATGATAGTGGAAATGTGCTTTTTGTTAATAATTTAAGTTTAACTAAACCGATACCATACACAGTAGGAACAAAGGCATCTATTGTAGTTACATTTACTTCAACCGTTCCATCTTCATATTTTACTGTTGGCAATAATTACGTTTTTACCCAAACTGGACCCACTGGAAGTACTAATACTACTGTTACGGTAATAGAAAAAGTTGTTAGTGGATCTAATATTGTTAATATAACAATTACAGTTTCTGGAACGTCTGGAAGTGTTGGTTCTGGAGATACAGTTGGACCATATACAGTTGATACGACAACTAATGAGAACAAATATACTATAGATTTTAATGACGGAAATGGTGTTCAATTATATCCAGATTTTACACTATTAAAAAATAATACATATACATTTACATATCCAAGTAACCATCCGTTAAAATTTAGTATTCATCCTAGAGGAATATGGAATACTAAAAATGTTGGAGCTATAACTATATCTACTGGTAGTAAAATATTAAATATTGCTGATACCACTGGTATATTACCAGGAATGATTGTAGAAAAGGACAGTAGTGTTACTAACGAACTTTCCGCATATGCTGCAAATACAAAAGTTGTATCAGTAACATCAAATACTGTGACAATTTCGGAATTTCCTACAAATCCAGGAACAGCTACAACTATTTTTAGAGGCGCACTATATGATGGAACTGAAGTAACATACGGAAATAATACTGTCACTATTCGTCCAAGTGTTGATACACCAGCAACTCTATATTATTATTGTACCCAACACAGTGGTATGTCTGGTGGTCCTGGTTACGAAGCAGTAGTAACAGTAAATCAGGTCAATCCAAAAGTGTTTGGATCTGGAGCAGAAATTTTAGTAGATTCTGTTACTATTACTGACATGGTTTCTGCCAGTGTTTCTACTGGTTCTTTAACTGTTTCTGATATCGTTGGGGAACAAATATCTGGGGATAGTTTAAATGTGGATACAGCAACAATACCACAAATAACTTCCTCGACTAGTGTAACTACTCCTTTATTAAAGAACACAACGAATTTGACATTGCAGTCTGGACTAACATCCAATATTATACTTTCTACCCAATCACTACAAGTAGGTAATTTATTAACAATTACTTCATCTACTGGAAAAATTGATACCGCTGGAGAAATAAAAACCTCTGACAAAATTAATGTAAGCGATGTGTTGAATATTGAGGATGCCGAAATTAAATCTATTGGAGGAAACGATCTAACTCTAACACCATCTGTTAATAGGGTAGTAAAGATAAATTCAAATTCTGCAATTATAATTCCATCTGGAACTAGTGCTGGCAGACCAACAATTTTGGCAGCAGATGGGGCAATTCGTTTTAATACCACTACACAACAATACGAAGGATATAGTGGCAATACATCTTCTTGGTCTTCTCTTGGTGGTGTAAGAGATTTAGATGGCAACACGTATATTCTTGCAGAACAAACTGTAGGGTCAAATGATAATACTTTGTGGTTTTACAACGATAATAGTAATACTGTAAGATTTACACCATTTTATCAAGAATTTGTAGATGTAAAAAAAATCAGATCTGTAAATACGTCTGCTCCTGCATACAGTAACTGGAATTCAAATATTCCAGTTAGTACTGGACAATATTTAAAATACAGAAATAATATTTATATTGTAGTATCGTCAGGTGTAACTGGTACTTCTGGTTCTGAACCAACAAATACATCTGGAAATAATTTCCCAAATGGAACAGCAATTTTAGCATGGAGCGCCTCTGCCGTTGCTCCATTAACATTTGAAGAAATTTCAGAATTAAGAATAGCTCCAACTGGGGGAACCCCATTATCAATTAACGGTGATTTACGATTAGAATCAAATACTATATCAACTGATATAAATGATATGGTCTTCAGACCAAATACTGGTAAGAAAGTAAAAATTGATGCTGCAACATCATTAGTATTGCCAGTTGGAAATAGCAATCAAAGAGGAGCTCCAGTACAAGGTTCTGTTAGATTTAATACTTCAATTACTCAATATGAAGGTTACGATGGAACTAACTGGTCTTCTCTTGGAGGAGTTCGTGATGTAGATGGAAACACTTACATTATTCCAGAAACTGCTGCTGGAACGAATGAAAATATACTTTATTTCTATAATGATGGCAATAATACCTTACGAGTTAATGTAAATGAAATTGAACTTGACACTATCGATACTATAAATTCGGTTACGTCAAATACTTTAAACATAGGTGCTCAATTAATTACCTTTGATAATTTATCAGCATCTATTGATACATCTTCTTCCACAAGAACTTTCATTTCAACAACAAAAGATAATCTTGATTTTGGATTGTCAAGTGGTTTAGCAAATGATCCACTTCTACGTCTAACAGATACTGGAGATATTTTTTATAATCTTGGATTTGGAACTGGTGTTTATAACGGACTAAAATTATTAGATACAGATTTAAAACAGTTTGAGCTTGCAGATTATAAAATTATTACTGCAAAAACAACTTTAACAAAAAATACTGTTAATAG